CATTTCTCCCTCAGGTGGAACAGCCCGTGGTGGAAGATTCGAATACGGTTTGGCTCCCCGCTGATCCTCACACAGTCACTCCAGAATTCATCCCCGGCTCGATCCACTATCGATGGGCTCGCGCCGGTACACCGCACCGCGTGGCCCCTACGAAACGTCGGCAGTTCAGCGGAGGCCACCGTCAGGTACGCGTTCGCGCGTTTCATCAGTGAGGTGGCGCGTTTGCTGCCGTTGCTTCGGTTCGGGTGGATTCGCCCCTTCGACGGCGCCCGCGGTATGGGTTTCGATCCAGCGCATGAGGGCTTGTTGCGGCACTCGTACAGCGCGACCGCGAGGCATCCTAACGACCGGCAGGATGCCGGCAGCCATCCAACGATAGGCAAGGGCCCGGCTGATGTTCAGCGCTTCCGCGACTTCAGTGCCCCGCAATAGAAGTTTCTCTTGCTTCTCCATAGACTAAAGAGTACATTATTCATATACGGACAATGACAACTATTTCGCGTATACAGTCGCGTATGACTACTGGAAGGTCGGATGACCCGCTGTACTACGACCGTTTCAGGTGGCTGCGATTCCCCGGCTCGATGAGGTTATTGCCTGCAACACCTGAAGCACCCTCAGCGTCGATTTCCTTGGTGCCATCGCAGCCGATCAAGGTTGAAACTTACGAACCGATGATGGAAACCGACCTCGTCCTGAAATTCTCGAGAATAAATAACGCGAATGATGCGCTGGCATTCGCAGATAGGTACGGTTTTCTCGGACTCCTGGGCGAGCGGGAGTGTGCTCTTCACATGGGCTTCAAAGGGGTCCACGGAATCTGCGGTAAGGAGCCGGTCTGGTTCACGGGTCCGTACCCCGATGCTTTGGCTGGTGGCACCGCAGAGTATCAACATGAGCCTGTAAGCCTGTGGCTTGAGGAAGCGTCAGAAATGGACGTTCTGTTGTACCTGTCGGAAGCGATTGATGCAGGAAAAACAGAAGACCTAAGGTCTTGGGAATCCGACCTGTCAATAATCGTAATCGGCACTCTCAACCGCGACCCTCCCTTCGTTGACCACCATCTCTTCGATGATGTTCGAGAACACATTCGCGGGTTGAAAGGTCGGGTGCCGAGAAATGTTCTTGAACTCGCCAAGGTGTGGTTGGCTCAGCGGCTCAATTCCCATCTCCAGCCCTTGAACTCGGCAACATTCGTCTGCCTCGATTCGGTCGGAAACCTGAAGCTCCACAGCCGCCCAATCAATCTGCGGGCAGCCCTATGGATGCAACTCGCGGAGATTGTGACCAAAACGAAGAAGATTAGGCGGTGCGAAATCTGCGAACAACTGATGGATGTCACCAACCACACGGAAGCAAAGAGGGTTCATGATCGTTGCAGTCTGAGAGAACGGATGCGGCGATACAGGAGAGCACGCAATGGCAAAGAGACGCGGAAACGCTGAAGGCTCGATCTACAAAATGCAGGATGGCCGCTGGCGCGCGGCCGTGACTGTCGGCAAGAATGTCGAAGGCAAGCCCAAGCGCAAAGTATTCACGGCCGCCACGCGACACGAGGTCGCCGATGAACTAACCACAGCACTGCGTGACCGGCAACGCGGGATCAACATCAACCCTGCGAAGCAGACGGTTGGCGAGTTCCTGAACGATTGGCTGAACATGGTGAAGGCCGACGTTTCACCGCCCACCTACGTTAGCTACGAAGGCGTGGTCCGGTTGCACCTCATACCGACGCTCGGCGAAATTCCGCTCGGGAAGCTCGGGGCCCACCACGTCCAACGGCTGAAACAGACAAAGCTGGATGCCATTGTGGAGAACGGGCCGGGCGTCAGAAAAGCCATCGAGGGGCAGCCGCCGCCCCCGCCGCGGCATCTTTCCGCCGCCACGGTTCGCTATTGCCTCGTTGTGCTGCGGATGGCTCTGGATCGCGCCTGTATGCTCGACCTGGTGCCGCGAAACGTTGCGCTCTTGGTGGACTTCCCGAAAGCGGAACACGCCGAGATCGCGCCGTACACGCCCGAGCAAGCGCAGAAATTGATCGAGGCCGCCAAGCAGCATAGGCTCGGTGCCCTGTTCACCGCGGCGCTCGCGCTCGGACTCAGGAAGGGAGAAGCGCTCGCTCTGCAATGGTCGGCCATCGACCTGGAACGCGGCACCCTCGCCGTGCGGCTGGCGCTGCAACGCGTCAAAATGCCGGGAGAGAAAAAAGGGCGCCTGATCCTCAAGGAGCCGAAGCGCTCCAGCCGGCGGACCATCAATCTTCCCCAGGTGTGCGTCTCTGCTCTGCTACAGCATCGCGCCATGCAGGAACAGGAGCGCCGCTTGGCGGGGACCAGATGGAAGGAATCAGACTACGTGTTCACCACCGGGATCGGTACGCCGCTCGAACCCCGGAACCTGGAACGCGCGTACGGCCAGATTCTTGCGATTGCTGGTCTGCATCACATTCGGATTCACGACCTCAGGCACACGGCCGCGACGCTCCTACTCACCCAGGGCGTTCACCAGCGGGTGGTGATGGATCTGCTCGGCCATAGCCAGATCGCCATCACCATGAACTTGTACTCGCATGTGGTGCCGGCGCTCCGAAAGGAAGCCGCCGAGCAGATGGATGCGATTTTGAAGCCTGCGGAACCAGTTGCTACCAGCGTTGCTACCAAACCGAGTTTCCAGGATCTGAATTGACGCGTAAGTAATTGATTTTATGGAGCTGGCGGAGGGATTTGAACCCCCGACCCTCTGATTACAAATCAGATGCTCTACCAACTGAGCTACGCCAGCCTTCTTTTCAACAACTTACGGACAAAGCAGCGGATTTTGAGCGTCTGACTGCACAGTTCCTGCAAGAGCGAAAATACCTGCAAAACGTGTCGCCAAAAACCATCATCTCGTACCAGTGCGCCTTCAACGCTTTCGGTGCCGTGAACACCCGCCAATCCATTATGGAACGAATTGGAGAGTTGCGGCAACGGATGTCGGCCATCTCGGTGAACTGCTACCTCCGGCATATGCGGGCATTCTGGAAGTGGGCAAAGCTGGAAGTCAAAATCCCCCGTCTAAAAGAAGAGCAGAAAATCCTAGCGACGTTTAGCAGGGAGCAAGTCGCCAAGCTTGTACACTGGAAGCCCGTCGGCCGTAACCAAATCCGCGCGCACGCCATTGCGCTTGTGGCGCTGGACACCGGTATGCGGATAAGCGAGCTGCTGGGCTTGGCGCGCAAAGATGTGGACTTTGACAACCTCGTTTTTCTTGTTCACGGCAAGGGCAACAAACAGCGACTCGTACCAGTGAGCATTGAGCTGCGCAAGGTCTTGTTTCGGTATATGGCCAACCATCAGCAGGCGCGGGTGTTTTGCACCAGCACGGGAACCGCGTTGAGTGTACGGAACTCGGAGCGTGATTTCAAGGTCTTGTGCCGGAAGGCTGGAATTGTGGGGGTGCGTTGTTCTTGGCATACGTTGAGACATTCGTTTGCGGTTAATTATTTGCGGGCTGGTGGAAACCTCTACTACCTCCAGCGGATTCTGGGACACTCCTCCATCAGCACGACGGAGCGGTACCTCAGAAGCCTCGGGATTGAGGATTTACAACGGGTCCACGATGGGCTATCCTTGCTGTCAAGATGATGGATAGTAAGGCAAAACTGGTTCTAAGCATAAAGTCGGCTCTATCCCAGCCGTTGAATGCGTCGCTTCTGAAATCACTATTAGCGGATATCAGGAAACTCCTTGAAAGGACAGGCTCGTCCGACAAATACCAAACATTGAAGTTTCATTGCGATTGGGTATTACACACAAAGATGAGCAAGAGATTTGCTTCGGATCTACTCCGGCGTGCCGATGCAGTATTTGACAATTTGATATCAAATGGGGTCTTAGTACCTCCAGAATTTCCCCACGACTTAACCTACAGAGGCGGCTTCTTGGGATTTATCAAAGAACTACGAGAATTCCTTGCCAAATTCAAGATCATCATTGTGCAATGGGAGGCTCATGTAAGCTGGGTTCCGTTGGAACGAATCTATTACAGCATTGTCGAAGATGCTTTTCTGGAATATACCGTCACAAAGAAACAACCGCCTCTAAAACAAATCAATGGTGCCCGTGTCCGAATGTTTAGCCTAGCAGACACAACAGATTATCCCGAGATAAGGGCTTGGTACAAAGATCAGCCAGAAGCAATTCTGCCGTTTGGTATTGAATGGACGTTCACGAAAGATGGAGAAGACGTATTTAAGGTGCCATCGCTTTGTATGCTGCCTTCGTATGTTGAGCGTGAGGTAAAGGAGAAAGTCCCGCCAAACCCCGCTCACACTCTTCTACACTGCTGGCCACAAACGCCAACCCTCCCGCCGCGTTAATCGTGTCGATGAACTGCTGCTGCTCGGCCGTGGGCTTGCCACCCGGCCGCTTTACCTCGATTGCCAGATAGCGCCCCGTCTTAGGAATGCAACCGATGATATCTGAAACGCCGCGGGTGTGGCTAGGAATGTAACGCCCGTCACGATAGATGCCGGCGTTCTGGTGCTTGTAGCAGGGGATGCCGCGAAAGCGTAGGTAGTCGAGGATTTGCTTTTGGATGTGTTGTTCGAGAATGGCCGTTGTGGTTAATTCTTCAAATATCTTCCCTTGTCCGTGTGGACTCGGGGGTTTTCAAAAATGCTTGTCAGCAATTCGTCCGTTACATCTTCCCGCATCAGCCGCGTCGCGCCGAACCTGCTCTTAAACTTGTTGTGGTATACAATCGTGGTCACCCTGCGTTTCTCGCAGTTCACCAGAATCTTGTCGGCCATCTTCTTGAACTCCAAAATGAGCTGGTCTGGCCATTGCCCCACAAACCGCCAGCCGTGCTGATTGGCAAGCTGCTTGACGGCTTTCGGATTCATTGGTGTAGAATTAAAATGCTATGCAAAAATGGGAATATGAGTGGGCGACAGAGTCATTGATGACATCGGGAATCCAGGCGTTCCTAAATACGATGGGAGATCAAGGATGGGAGTTGGTCAGCGTGGTGAAAAACGAAGCTGGCATTATGGTGTATTTTTTCAAACGCCCTAAACCGTAACCTCTCCCGGCAACGGAATCTGTAGCCCCAAAAACTCGTTCGCCCACAACCGGCACTTCTCGATGTAGTCGGTGAACTCCAGTGTGTCGAGACGGGTCGTACTGGTCGGTATGCCGGCGGCGCCAATCAGGCCAGCCGGGTAGTGCCACTTCGGGCTGAACATCTGCTTGAGCAGTTCGTGAACCTGCTCCGGCTCGTGGCCGGTATGCTTGGCAATCTCGTGGACAACCACGCCGAAATAGTATCTGTTCTGTTGATTGCTTCGGGGATGCTTCAACCTCTCAACTGTCACCTCAACACGTTTACCAGTAGGAAAAGTCTGAAGGTGTTGTTTAAACTGGACGGTCTTGTCAAGGAAGAGCTTCCCTTCTTTTATGGTTCCGAGAAAAACTGGGGTCATGCGGCCTCCTTAAGCCACGCCCAAGAATTTCGTGTGGCGATTTTGGAAACCGTAGATTTGTGAATTCCAAACCTTGGAGCAATCTCGTCGTGAAAAACTCCCTCGGCAATCAAGCCTCTAATGTGGTAAACCTCAGACGGGGTTAACTTGTGAAGCTGGTGCTTTTCTCCTCGGTGGTCGGTACCGTGAGCCACGCGGTCAAGCTGGTTCTGCTGGCAGGTTCCCCAATAGAGGTTTTCCAGCCGGTCATCCGAACGGATGCCGTTTCGATGTAGACATTGCTGGCCGAACGAACAAGAGCCGACAAACGTCTCCAAGACAAGTCTATGGACGTATTCGTGCCGTCGTTTTGGAGAATTGTGTTTCCGCGGTAAGCAAAGGGTCACTGCCCAATAACCGTTCTTCTTCCACCGGGCAATAGGGTGAGGCTCACTCGCCAAGGCTCGTGGACGAGAAAGAGTAGAAACAACATTTCCCTCCGTGTCAATCCAATACCCCGGATAGTTCTTAAGTTCCTTCATTGCTGTTGCGTTAATTCTTTAGCCACCCGCCAAAACGGCGTGGAGTGTTCTTTGCAAACTTTCCAATCAAGCAACATCCCCATATTGTTCGCTTGGTCGCCGCCTGTGGTGTGCTTGTAGACATACTGCTCAAAGTATCCGCCGTCAAGGTTCCTAATCCTATCCTTTGCGTCGTATAGGGCGATTAACGTTTTGGTGTCAAAAACATCTAAGAGTAGACGCCCAACTATGAACTTGCTGGCTTTGGTATTGCGGAGGGTCTTTTCTTCAACGAAAATTCGGCCGGTTATGCCGCTCTGCCAGTCCATTTTAGTTTCCACAAGTAGCGGGCTGTTGTCCGGTTGGCCTACATATAGGTCATAATCCTCACGGCTGGGGTCGTCCGTACCGCTGGCCGGATTATAGCCGACAGGAAGCCCAAGGTTATGGAGGTGGGAGGCTATGAGGATTTCTAGGGGGGCGCCGCGCTGGTCGCGGTCGAAAAGGAATTTGTTCGTAAAGGTGAGAGTTAATTGTGCGGGGTGCCGGACTTGCACCGGCGACTGGAGGAATTAGCTATTTCCTGAATCCAGACCACCCACCCATAAAGCGTAAAGTCTTATACACTATGGGTGGCCGCGGCCTGTCTGTCCTTGCGAACGTCCCCGCATATTCATTATGACAAACGTACAAAACGGGTCAAGATAGCAATTTTGTTGAGGTTTCTGATTTCAAAGCGGAGTTATCCACAGTTGCCAGTAGTTCTGGATACTTCTTAATAATATTGTTTCTTTCACAGGTTAACTGATATCTAAGATCATCACGCTTATCACGAGTCAAGAGGCTAAGAGGTGTAGAGATATCCATTCGAACACTTACCCAGAAAACAAAGGATAATAATGTTATGAAAAATATGATGGCAGACGAGTAGAGGAATAGTTTAGGCGAGAAACCAGAGATCTTCGCCACTTGACTTAACCTAACCTGATCTGATGAAGTTATTATTGCCGCCGCGGCAGTCATACCACAAAATCCAAGCCCAGCGACAAACTGCGCAACTATCGACACTACCTGCGCCAAAACATCAATGGGATTATCATCGACGTGTGTAATCCGCTTAAGTTCAAAATCAATTCTAGCGAGGCGCTTTCTTGGAATTGCCTCCGAACGCCGCGCCCACCATAATGCTACCCGCGGAGTCAATAGGTTCGCGACAATAGACAGAGGAACGGCAAAAAGAATCCCAATTATGAATGATAGTGAGTCCATCTCGCCGCAAATTTTACCACCGCGCCGTTTTGAACACAACAGACCTTTACACCCCGTCAGATGCCCGGTGTGCTTCAAGGAAAACCTATATTTTTCGCCGCCGAGCGGTTTGGTTGCAAGCAGTCAGGGCGTCCCTTTCGTGTCCTGAATTGTTGTCTGCTCAACTGTGCCGCGTTCGCCGGATCAGGTGCAGATGACGGTCCCCCGTTGTCAGGTCGGGACAGAGCGGGGACTGGAGCTGCATCCGATACGGTTTCAGCCGAAGTTGTTTGGCCGGATTCGCTGATAGCCGGCTGGCGGTAAATTGTACAAAAACAAAAACGCCGGCCCGCGCTACTGGCGCAGGGTGGCGTTGCTGGTTTCGTATGGGTGTGATGTCGGCTTTAGTTGCATGGAAGAGTGATTGGTTTTTGGAGATCTAATTTCAGGGTGGACTCGGTACGATTTATTGGCGCCGGTCTCAATAAACGTTCGCCCAGAATCCCTAAAGGCATACTTTTCGGGCCTTGCGGTCACGTATATTGCCCGTTCGCTTTTCGCTACCGAGCCACCCCTTATCGGCGGCCAAAGGTTGTCGTACATTCAGACTTCTCTTCGTCGCGAAGCGAAGTTCTGCCTGACAGGCTCCCGCATTCGACCGACGGCCAGGTTTCACAATTGGCTCGCTTGGGTGCCCCCTTGCAAGTGCGGCGCCCCGCGGGGCTGCGCCGGCAAGTAGCAGTCTTGGCTCGTTCCCTGGCGCGGGCTGTATGCTTCCGTGCCACTACCTGCACAATCGGAGCCGGAAGCGTCTCACTAGCCAGTTAGAAGCCTGGCCCATAATACACCTCCGTGGCGAAGAATCGCCGTCAACAGTATACGCCAATCGGGTCTGGAATGTTCAAGCGTTTTTTGTCTGCGGCTGCTGGCGGTGTGGTCGAGCGCTTCGAGTCGAGGCCTGCGCCCTGTTAACCCAGTAGCTATTCTGGGACGGTCACAGCCATTACGTTAATGGCATTCCGCACGTCAGCATGCGTAAACAAAAAACGCTTTTAGAGGGCTTCCAAGAATCAGGCTTGGACGCCTTTTAAAAACGTTCTTTACCTGCTCCTGATTCGCAAGTGTGGGTAGTATAGCAAGCCTACAGAATCTGTCAAGTCCGTTCAAACTAAGGGTACTTCTTTGAGATCATTATTCTCATCCCTGACATAGGAGACTAGCTTAAGTTCTTTCCCTTTCGCCTTACGAAAGAGTGTTGCCTTATCAATCAAGAACCTCCCACCTTCTTCCTTTCGAGCTATAAAGGCTCTGGCTGCTGATAAGTCTTCAAAACGCTTTAAGCGTGGTGAATCCCGAACAACCATCGTCTCCTCCAAAATGTCAAAGAAACTATATCTCATATAAACCATGGCAGCGCTCCTTGAAGTAGTGTACACCCTCTGTCAATCGCTGTGGATAACTTTCGTCAAAGTAGCAAAACCCCAATGTTTGCGGGTCTTTTCAAGATATAAAAAACCTGTCAAACTATAGTAAAGGCCGACAACTTTATAAACCAACCATCACAAATATGCAAGCCGAAGTTAAGGAGCTTGTGGAGTGCCGCCGCCAAATTGCGGATTACGACGAAGCCTATGAAAAGGCTGTCGCTCCGCTAAAGGCCAAGCGCGACGCTCTACAAACCCAAATAACCGAAGAGCTAAAGAAGGCTGGGGTTTTATCTCAACGCTTTCAAGAGGCCACGGTTACGCGGGCGGTCCGCAAGACTGTCCAGGTGCTTGATGAAACAAAAGCCGTCGCCGCGCTAAAAGCGAAAGGGCTCACGGATTACGTTTCCGAAAGCATCAATGACTTGTTCTGGAACAGCGCCGCCAAAGAGATTGCCAAAGAGGGCAAGACCGATATCGACGGCCTGGCTATCCAGGAAAAGGAATATCTCTCTGTCCGCGAAAGCGGCAAAGAGGAACGCAGGAAAGTAACAACAGATTAACCAGCGCAATCTCGCGCTAGAAATATCAACTATATGTCAATGTTAGAAAATCTTAAGAAGCTCGAAGAGTCCGGCAAAGTGGGCGGAGGCGAATACTTCAAAGTCGCAAACGGAAACAACATCATTCGCGTGTTGACCGAAGGCGTCTATCACGAAAGCGAATACAAAGACCAAAAGACCGGCAAGGTGAGCGTCACTAAGAAATTCGTCATGTTCATCATCGACCGCAAGGATGGCAAGGTAAAACCGTATTTTGCGCCGTACGTGATTTACAAGGCGATTGCCAGCTTGGAAGAAGATCCGTTCTACAAGTTCGAGGGTATGCCGATGCCATACGACGTGAACATCAAAGTCGAGAATGCCGGCAATATGAATGTGGAGTACAACGTCCAGGCCAGCCCGAACCGAACGGAGATTACCGGCGAAGAAATTGCCGCCGCTCGTGAGAAGGGCTCCATTGCCGATTACGTCAAGGGCTTAAAAGAACAGGACGGCCAGGCCGCGGAACCCGCGCCATTTTCTGACGGCGCACCGGCTCCGGCCACTCCTCCGCCTTTCCTCAAATAATCCATAACACGCTCGGCCTCGTCGGGGGCCGGACTCCCATTCAAATGCCTTTACGCAAACGAAAATGCCATACGCCAAAATGCGCCAATACGTTCGATAGTACAAACGGACGGCGCAAGTTCTGCGACATCTGCAAAGCCAACAAGTGGCGGAAAAAGAAGAGTCCGGCTCCCAAACGCCATTGGCGGCACACGGGGCTGTCCGAAAAGACTTATAAGCGATTGTGGATGCAAATCAAGCGGGCGGATACACACATTTACAACTCCATCAAGGCGGCTGAAGTGGCACAGGCGAAAGCAGAAACCGCAAGGCACATGCTTGGACTGGACGGAAAACATTCGTGGCATATGGAAAGGAATTGCGGTTTTAGACGGTGCTACAACTGCGCTTACTGGATAAATAAGGAATGGGCGGTATGCCCACAATGTGGGTGGATGAATCATTAAAGAGAAGCCGAGGGACGCTCGTGGGGAAAGCGCCTCTCGGCTTTTTGTTATGCCTTAGCGGGTATAGGAAGCTCCGGCGGCAGCAAGCCCAGCCCAGCCAGTTCTTCGTTCGTGAACGGCCCTTTGTGCTGGCGATGTTTCCTGCCATCGTGACCTTGCTCTTTGCACACGGGGCAATGCTTGTCGGCCTCGTAGTTGGCCGATGGGCCAGGTGCGGGTTCCTTTGCCTTCGGGGCGGCTTTCGTTGCCCTAGGGGCAGATTTTGGCATTTGGGGGGCATTCTGGCGGAGGTACTCGTCCATCGTTACCAGTTTGTACTCGAACCCCATACCTGTCAGTTCGGTTAAGGCGGTTTGGACTAGTGCCAGTTGTTCTTCTTTAGCCTCGCCGATGAGGGCTTCGTACTTCTCTTTCAGTTCTTTGGCGCGTTGCGCCTTGGACTTCACTTCTTTAGTTTCGGTGGCCATACCTTTCATTACCATACTCCTTTACTAGTTTGCAAGGGAAAAGTTTAGGCCGCACGAAACATAATGCGGCCTGGATGGGACTTGCGCCCTTGGCGGGAATTGCAACTGCGGGGAAGCTGGCGGGAGAACGTAGCGGCTAGTTGGGGATGGCGCCGGCCATTGCCGGTGAGATGTGAATCACCTCCTTGTGCGCGAAGCGGGCTACTTCCATTTGGTCGGCGTGGATTTCAGATCCGCAATGCGTGCATTTCCTGTTCTTGTTCGGCGTCCGCAGATGGCAATGCGGGCAGTATACCGTCTCAATTTGAATAGACGTAATCGCCTCCTTTGCGGTGAGTACCGCATATCAGTCCCTGTTCTGCTCGTACAGCTCGGCCCGTTGCTTGCACGGAACACACACATAGCAACGGCAACCGTCGCCTGTGTGAATTTCGTGCGGCGTTTCTTTCTTGCAGGTTTGGCAAAGCCGTAGAGTCGTGACAGACTTCTCGGTCGCCCAAGTCTTCATTTATAAAGGTCCTCCTTACTAAAGGGAGAAGCCATTCACTGCTATTCGTTGGTTCGGGCAGGTGGCTTCTCTGTTCAGGGCAGGACGATTCCGTCCCGCCTGGAGGAGATTTTGGCGTCTAGCAGGGCTTTACGGGCATTTGGCGTAATGGTCGAACTGCCGTCTTAAGACTGCCCCACACTTTTGGCATCTTGGGGCTGGGGTACATTTTGGGCAGCCTTTTCCTCGTTCGTATTTGGCTCGGTGCTTGGGGCATTTTGTCCAGATGGCCATAGGCATTTCGTTTGATAGTGGCGGGGCAGATGGTGGTGCGCCAGCCTTGCGCCGCAATAAATGCAGGTGATTGTTTCGACTGGCATTACTGTTGATTTACTACTTGTAGAGAAGCATCCAGCGTTGGGTTTGGGTTCATTCGGAAGTACATAGCCAGTAACCCCAAGACAACATCAATCACCGCCTGCCAGGTTGGAGGCACTTGGTTTTTGATTGCCGGCAACTGAGCGAGAAGGAACGTGGCAATCGCCCAGCAGGTTTTGGAGCGGAAAGCCAGAACTATCTTCATAAAGAATCTAGCGAGCATATTATTGAGTTTCTATCTCCGCCATTAGTTTTAAAATCTTCGGGCCGTAGGCGGGATTAGGATTATAAGCCAGAAGTTTTTGGATTAGACTTTTGCCTTGATAGTATCTTCCATTTGCGAACCGTTCAGCCACGAAACCAATACATTCAGGAATGGTTGCAAAGGTTTTTCTAGCACTGTCCCATCCGAGTACGTTATTCGTATCTTCTGGGTAGTGTTTCCCGCAGCTTGACTCTTGGAGAAACACGGCGGGTATAATTCGATAGTCGAGATTGTTTTTGTCTGCGGCATATAGGAAGTCGTTAATGAGTTGGTAAGCGATGTCGGGACAGTGGTAATACTTAAAGAACCGACTAAGACTTTGGTGTTTGTGTCGCTCGACACTTGCTTGGTGTTGCAGTCTCAGGTTGTCGAAAAAGCTGTCTCGTGGCTCGGTCGTATGCGACGGACTCACCAAAAGAAGCCCCGCAAATAAAAGCAACGCCAAAAGTAAGAGCAAAGATGATGATTTCACGCATATGTGTTTTGTCGCTTGTAGTCTTGTCTGGCCAGCCCTCCGTCAGTTCTCCGACAAAGTTTTCCAGCGGTGAATTATTAGGTGGATTACGGAAGTACAGGGCTTCCGTTATTGAATTATCGAGCTAACCCCCAAGCCCGGCTCAAGCCGGAGCAGGCTTGGAGCTTTTTATTTTTGCTCCAGGGGTAGGCTGGAGGGTTAGCTGGCTATTTTTCCTTAAAGCCTATCTTGCGCTCTTTCTCTTTAAGAGCATAATCTGACATCTTCCAAATTTCAGTATCAAAATACACCTCGTGAGGGTTCATCTTCCTTGCTAAGCGAAGGGCTTCTTGCGGTGTTTTAGCTTCCACAAATGTGCGGACAATATATCTATGTTTCATAAAGTTGTGGGGCGGTGGTTTTTTCTGCCGCCCCAAGGTGTTACAGGTGCTTGGCGGCAAACCAGCCCGCGAGTTCGTTGGTGGCCTTCACCATCGGAATAGGCTCCAACTGCTTGAAGGTTTCGGTAAAGCCGTTCTGGAGGCTCCACATGGTGCGGGGCGCAAATTCCTCGTGCGCGGGATTGAAGTAGGCTTGGTGTACCGGCCTGGCCAGGTGGCGGGGAATGTCCAGCGTGCCCTCGATGAACGCCTCGTAGATGAGCAGGCGGGCGGCAACGTCGGTGAGCTGGCTGTCCTGCCAGCGTTCGATGTCGGCAACCATCGGCTGGAAGTTGCGCTGCATCTGGTCAATGCCGTATGCGAGAGCAGGAAGCAGTTCGAAGTTCTTGGTGTGCTTGCGCATCACGGGGGTGAAGTCGCCCCAAAAACTAAGATTGTCACAAACCAGGACTTTGTAGCCTACTGTGATGCCGAGGGATAGGCTCTTGTCGTGGCTGTTGCGGATGCCGAGAGCGAAGCGTACGCCATGGCTGGTAGTTTCCAGTTCCATCGTGCCGAATAGCTTCATACCGTCTCGGGAGACGGCGTACTGGTCTTTCACAACGCCGATGTGCCGGAAACCGAGAGTTTCAACGAGCGCGTTTACCACCTCGTGGTGCGGCACAACTTTGTGGGTGAGCGTGGATTGCGGAAAGGGTACGAGTGCCAGCTCTTGCCGGCCAATCGTTCTTGTTTGCGAACAGAGCGTAACAGTAACGTCAGACAATATCTCCTCCTTGGAGTAGTCAAATTCCGCAATTCACTTGCGGGTGGCACGCGATTAAGAGATTATGACTTCATCTCTTAAGAGCGCGTCATCTGAAAGCGAATAGGGGGTGGAGGGGCTAGGACCAAAGACTCCATTTGGGCTGGAGACAAAACCTGCCCCTCCGGTAAAAGTGCTGGCCTAAAGGTCAAAAAGGCTAGCTAACTAAAATATAATCCTTTTGGGGAAACTTGCAAATCAGTTATCCACAATGTTACAAACTGTCGGAATCAGGAATGTTTGCCGGGTCGTAAGCTATCGCCTGAATGTTGCAAGTCTTCTGCAACCAATCCATATCCGGTACTTTGTAGCAGATGTAAACTTGTGGTGACGTTTTAGACTTCACCACTATTGCTTGGTTCATTTGTTGCTCCTTTGGTATCAGGGTCCACGGCGAAAAAGTGTTGCCTGATGTAAAATAATTTTGCCTGATATGATGTTCGGTGATTCCGGCGCTCGGCCAGCTCGTGGCCGCGATTATGCACTTTTGCCCGTCGCTGTGGATGTGGAAGTCCACGGCGTACAGGGCGTGGCCCCATAGCGGGCTATTTGCCTGTCCCGCTGTGGCCATTTCCGCGGCGGTGGGTGGGTTTGGGTTGACCATATCCTGCCATCCTGCGTTGGTTCCCTGAACACCAAAGGCTACGCCCTTATAAGCCGCAATGGCTTTGGCGGTAGAATCGATGTCGTTTGGAACGACAAATGAGTTCAGTTCCTGGTCGTCGCGCTCCTTGGCTAAATCAAGGCCGGTCTTGTCGCGCATATTGGCAGGGTTTTCGGGATTGGGGTCAGGTAATTCAGCCTCGGTTTGCTGACCTTGGTTTACGATAGCGACGCCGCCGTCGCGGATCTGCGCTCCGTATGTTTGGGCGATGCGCGCAAAGAGGTCACGGCGGGAAAACTCCAAACCCTTAATCTGCTGGTGGTAATAACTCCAGGCGTGGGCTACACAAGCATCAGCAGTATTCTGGTCGCGGAGCGCCGGCCGGGGAAGGCCGGAACCTTTGCTCCAGTCCACGGCAGGCAGGCTCGCTAAAAAGGGAGCTGCGGCGAAGTCTCGGTTATCGGGGGCGTCTGGGATAGCGCCTTTGGGAAGTTGGTCAATCATATTATTTGCTTTGGTTAATGTGATTTTGAATCTCAGTCTGTAAAGTAGAAAGAGTCTGATTAAGTCCGTTGTAGGTATTCTGAATTTGTTGGACAGTTACTTGGTTGGCTTTGTCATCGGCGATATGATTGACTACGGAAACGGCAAGCCACGCCATGATAGGTAGGACTATTATCGTGACTATCGCCAATGCTCCGGCCGTGTATGACCGCCATTGTTTAAGCGAGTTTACCTGTTTATACAAATCGTCGTTAACACCATCCTGGTCGTGCTTGGCCGCAAAGACTTTGTCCGCGTTATTCTTAAAATCTTCTATCCCCTGTATGCGGCTTGAATAGTTGTTTTTAAGGTCATCGATACTCTCTTTCATCTCCTTGCGAAATTCGTCCTGGCTTTTAGCCAAGTTAGTTACGTTTGCAACGAGAGTAGTTAGAACATCGTGGTCAGTTAATTGGTCGGACATAGGTTGCTTGTGGATAACCGATTTGACGGGTTATCGATTAAGGGTTAAAGTGTGGGTGAAAGGAGCTAAATGATTGTTATCCTGTTTGTTGGGGCTGTAATATTTGGATCTATCGCTTCCCTAGTTGTTTTGACTGTTTTGCGGGCGTCTTGGAGTATGTTGAAAGACGGCTCATTCCGCCGACGCCTCGCGCAACTTCGGGAGAAACGGTAGGGACTATTTTAGCCGCTTTGCTGGCAACTTTCCCAACTACGCTGCGGATGCCCGTTATCGGAACGTGTTCAGCAACAGTCTTGCCGATGAAACCTCCGGCTGCCGCACCAATGGGTCCTCCAAAGGTATTTCCAATAACACCGCCCACCGCGCCCGTAACAAGCCTGTCTACAAAGTTGACTTGAGGCCTGCCGATGGCCACCTTGAGCAACTTCTTTGCTGTAATGATTGTGCTGTATTCCTTATTTAGGTCTTGAAGCGTTTTCCCGCCAACATCTTGCGTGGCGGTTTTTAAGTTGTCATAAAGTACATCGCCTAACCTGTATTCAACCGCATCTGATACCTTGGTCCCGGCCGCGTTAAAGGCGCTCTCAAAGGTGGAGCGTTTCAAGATGTTCAAATCGCTCACGGGAATATCAATAGGATATTTAGCTTCCAACAGAATTTTGAATCCATCTATTTGCTTGTCAATTTCGAGGGCATCCCGCTCTCCGCCGAACTCGGACTTCAAGCCTTCTACCTGCTGCAATAGGGTATCGCGAGGAACGGTTACATCTTTCGCATCCTGTGTCAGCAAGGTTTGTACTTTGTCTTCCATATCGGCAGCCTTTTGGGTGATTGCGTCAAAGCGCGTCTGCGGTGAGCCTACCGGAATCTCTTTCGCTATATAGTTGGTTACATCATCAAGTTTGCTTGCATAGTTAACCTGCTGGGTGGGGGTGAGGCGTAAATTTGCTTCTTCCAGTTTTGGCGCAAGATTCTCCAAACCAGCCTTAGCCCAGTCAATGGGCTTGGTGATGGCGTTCATCGGATTGATAGTTTCGGCCGCGCTGGATATTGCGTTGCCAGTTTTGGTAAGCAGGCCAGGGTTGAATTTAGCTGCGGACTTTGCGCCAATTTCCGCAATTTCCCTTTCCGGTTCCGAGAGCTTGCTGACAGCCTCGGTTACTTTGGCCAAGTCGCCGGCCTCACCTACCGCGCTAATGGCTTTACCGGCCGGGTCCAGGACGGTGGACAGGTCTAAGAGGACGCCCGGCGTATCCTTGTAGAGCGTTTCTTTAAACTTATCCCAACTGCCATAGCGGTCAGACATGTTGTTGATGAAGTTCTCAAATGTGGAGTTCTTGACAGTTGTGCCGGTCGCAAGGGCAACGGGTTCTTGCAACAACCCGCCCACGATTTTGGCGGCGTTGACTACAGTGTTTTGGTCTGGGTTGGTGTTTAGGATATTGAGCAAGCCCTCGGCCACGTTTTTGATGAGCGTACCGGTTGCGCCAATGGTATTTCCTACGTACCCCATGACCGACTTCGGCTGTTCCGGTGTTGGTGTTTGGTTGGCGGTGGTGTCCGTCGCCTGGCCACCGTTCTGCTTCAAGACTTCGTTGATAATGTCTTGGGGCTGCGCTCCCCTCTGGATTGCTGTCTGAAATTCTGTCTGCTTATCGGGATTAGATTGTGCGAGCTTCTGGATAATCTGGTCAGGGCTGGCTCCCCGTTCCATTGCGGTATTGATGGCTTCCACGATAGGCGACTGCTGCGGTTGTGGCACTGCTATCGGAGTATTGCTGCCCAAAGATAAAGGCTGGCCAACTTGCGGCGTGGGAGACTGCTGAACCGAAAGGGTAGCCGGCATCCCGATTGGAGCCTGCGCTACGGCCAAACCGCCTTGTGGCGCGCTATTTGGTTGTCCGACAGATAATTGCATTATTGTAGGGTAAAGTTAAGGTCTGAAAGGTCTACTGAACCGCCGGTCTGCTGGCTTCCTGTGGTAATAAGCCCCGGCAAGGTTTCATTGAGCTGGTTGGTAAGAAGCTGTTTTAGTCCGTTGATTTTCTCGGTGGCATAGCCAATGTTGTCTGTGATGTTTGGCAAGTTGCTGGCCGCCGTGTCAATTTCACCCATGTTCAACCGCAAGCCAGAGCCTGCCCCGCCTGCTAAAGCCTGAACGGTTTTAATAGCTGTGTCGCGCGCCAATTGGAACTGAGCAAAGCGGGGGTCTGTCTGGGCGATTGCCTGCGCTTGATTGCTGACTAAGCCCTGTATCCTGCCACCAATTCCGCCGCCCAATAGTTCGGTTGAAAGGTTGCTGAGGTTATCTAATGCTTTGAAGATAACATCAATATTCTTTAGCCCGGATACTTCGGTTCCGGTAAGGACGGGAACTTTACCTGCTGCTTGGGATTGAACGGCCGGTAGTTGAGTGCTGGCAACGCGGTCGGTGTTGATATACTGGCTGCCTGGTACATTTGGCAAGGTTTCTAAATATTTGGCAACAATCGGTGGCAGAACTGTGCCCTGATTTGATCCCTGCGTTACCTGTAAACCTTGTGAGCTGGCTATCTGAGTGCCGCTTTCTTTCATCGCCTGGAACTGCGCTATCTGGTTCGGGTCAATGCTGGCTAAAGATGTATTAGCGTTGACTCCCAAAGCGGTACTAGCCTGCTGGATGTATTGCGCGGTGTTGTTGGAAGTCGGCGGGGCATACTTGGTGATGTACTGACCCAAGGTCATGCCGCGGCTCTGGTCGAGCTTGACTTGGCTAATGAGAGCGTTGTAGCCGTCCTGCGGCGTGGCGAATTTGGCAAAGCCTCCTGCTCCCATCACCGCTCCTTGCTGACCGGCGTATGTCAAATTGCCGGGGTTGTTGTTTTGGAAGGCATACTGAACGGTATCAGGCTGGCTGGAAGAATATTGCGGAATGGTGATTTGTGTCGGGTTGCTGAAACCGCTGGTTGTTGAAGCTGAAGTCGTCGGCGTGGTTTGGCCTGTGCTCGTGTTGAAGCCAACCAGGTTCCCCTCCGGCGTGGTGACCGGCTGGATGTTGCCGCCAGGCGGCGTGACCTGGTCAAAGGTCTGGGTATCGGGATTCCATTGCCATTGGCCTTGTGATGGGCTGCCGATTGTCGTTTTTGACGAAGCGGTTTTAGCATAGGTACTCAGGTAATCCGGCATATAGCGGTAGACCTGCTGGGCTTTGACGTTCGTCGCGGCGGTACCCAGCTTTTCGGCATAGCTGGTCAAATAGTTCAGTTTGGCTACCGCCTGGTCACGGTTCGTTTGGAAGTCGTTGGTGTATTTCGTAACGAGTCCATTGACTTCGGTTAAGCCTTGCGTGTACAGGTCTTTGAGCTGGTTTTGTGCGTTTTCTAAATCCGAAATGCGGCTAAGGTTTGTTTGGTAGAGCTGCTGTGCGCGTTGTGTGCGTGAAGCTTCCGAGAGAAACGGGTTTTCGGTTATCTGTCCCTGCGCGTCGGTATACTGGCTGTTGGCAGTGTTTATTTGGTCGGCCAAATCCATAATTTTAGTCTTCAAGTCGCCAAGACCGGCCTGGTTGTAGGCGTCGGTGTAAAACTGAACAGTGCCTTCGGAAAGTGGCGCAAACGCTGCCGCCTGCGTGGCCGGTATTCCCAGCTCCGTTCTGATGTTTCCGATTTCCTCGGGTGATAGTGCGGCGTTCGCCTGCGCGATTTTCTGGAGGTCATCAAAAGACAATCCCGCTTTACCTGCGCCTGAGGCAATGGATTGGTTCTGGTCGGTTGCGGGTGCCGGATTAACTTCATTGCCGTTTACGTCGTAGGTCTTGCCATCCCCGAGTGCGAACGTCTGTGCCGGTTGTGTAGGAGCCGGAGCAGGCTGCTGGGGTTGCGCTACAGGCGAGATTTGCGCCGCTGGGGCGACTTTCTGGGGTGCTGGTATAGTCGAGACGCCAGCGGGCTGTAGGATGTTGCCTACGGACTGGCTCCCGCCTCCAGCTTGGGCAACGCCAATAGCAGCCGGAACGCTCGCGCTCGGTCCCAAAAGGTTATTAGGATTTTGATTTGCTGGCACCACTGAAATGTTTGCCATAGAGATAAAGCGTTAAGGATTAAGGCCAATTAAAGTTACCGATAGGAGTTTGCCTGCTGTTCGGATAATCGGGGAAGTAGTTCGGGGTATTGAAAAGCGGACGTTGCGGCTGGAGATAGGCCTTGCTGTCGGCAAAGGGTTTCCAAAGGAGCTGCAAAGTATCGTAGGCTTTCTTCCGCTCCACCTCGGCTGCCTGTGGGTTCTTTTTCTTCTCGCTGTCCATTGCCTCGCTATAAGCGAGCTGGATGATGACTTCGTTGCCACTGTATTCGCTGTTGTCGGTAGTCGGGGAAAAAGGGAGCAAATCAGTCGTGGCACTTAAATGCGGAGCCAAAGCCTTACCATACAAGTCAAACGTATCAACACCCTGAGCGTAGGCATTCTTGTTGATAAAGATATAAAGTTGGTTCTCTGACCAGTAGCGGGTGGTGTCGGTTGCGTTATGTTCAAACCAGCGGAGGTAGTCTTCAATCAGAAGTTTCTTATATTCCTTGCCGCCTGCTTTCAACAGATAGATGCTGCCGTTCATCAAATCCTGCGGGTGGTCATAGTAGTCGGTGTTGGCAATCGTAGTGGCGGTCTTTACGCCTTGGGTAAACGGCCACGGTTTATAATCCCAAGCGCGGATCAAGGCTGCCTGGATGTAGCGGCCTAAATCGGCATCGGTGAAAAGGCCATTGTTGGCTACGTCGCTGTAGTCAATATCCAACTTTTGGCTAAGGGCTTGTTTTGCCTCAAGTAAGTTCATAGAAATTGAAGGTTAATAAGTTAATATGATGTAAAGTTCCATGATAAACTGCCACAAACTGCGAAAGTATTACCGCCGCTATAAGGGTAAACTTGAACACTATAACTAGCGTTGTCGCTCCAGACGTAGAGTTGAATCTTGTCGCCAACTTTAACAGAGATATCATCCGAACCAGTATAAGCAGAATTAGTAAAATCTTTCTGGGCACCGGCAGCCACCCCATTTATATAGATTCTATAATGCCCATTACCGGAATAGTAACCATAAGCCGCCTGCACAATCACCCGCACAGTTCCTTGATAGACAGAGGTAACCTCCAACATCTTTACGGGAGTAGTGGAGCTTTTACTGTAAGAGCTAGTGATTGCGAATAGTACTGTACTGCTGGCTGCCATTGAAGCTACCGCATTCGTAATAAAGGTGGCGACCGCCTTTTCGGATGGGTAATTAGTATCAGATGCGCCGGTGACGGCCGTAACTTTGTTTGCCTGATTTTCCGGAGTGTAACCCAGAGCAGCTTCTGGGGTGTATCCTAGAGCCGCTATTATCCCGCTAGAGGTTAATGGAGATGCGGGTAGAAACTGCTGCCAGGCATTGTTGATATATAGCCATAACGATTTTATCGTGCCATCGTCTTCAAACTGAATTTGGTCGGGAAACGTCTTAGGAGTGGAACTTGGTGCAGCGGTTAGAGGCTGTAGGGGTTGGCGGATTGAAGTAAGCAAACCCAAAAACTGGTTCATCGTGTCATCAGGCGGTGGTGTTACAGGTTGCTCCTGTGGCGGTTGGATAAACTGAGCATTGCCGCTTTTGACTTCTTGGTCGAGTTGCGCTTGATCCATAAAGTTAAGAAGTTATTAGCCCTTGGTCCGAATAGATAAACTGGCCGTCCGTGATGTCCAATTCCGTATTGACAATATTGGTAAACAGAAGTTTTAACAAGAAGCGCTTGCCTTTATATTTCCCTTTAATATCGAAATACACATCCCGAAGCTGGGCGAGATTGGAGAAGGTAAAGGTTTGCACCAGCTTGAACGGCGAAACAGATACATAGACGACGGCTTCTGTGGTGTGAGGCAAAGAAGTATTCAGCGTCCACGTCTCCGCACTCGTCCCTTGATTAGCAATGGCGGTGATATGGGTAACTTGCCCGGCATTCACACCCTCAAGGATAGTTATTTCGTCCCCCACTTGGGCTATCGACCTGCCTGACTGCATTGTGCCGTCAACTGTGATGTGCGTACTGTCTGAAGTCCCCGAAACGGTTTGAGCGTATGACCAGAGGCTCCGCTGAAAGTTGTAGACTTTAAGGGCAAGCGAATAGGTATTGCTTGCAACACCATATTCCCTTGTGTTCTCAACAATGGTAAACTTCGCGGCGTCGGCTGCTTTCTCGTTACTGGCGAAAGAAGTTTTTCCATCACCCAGGCCTTTTGGCTCGGTGATGTAATAAGCTGATACGGGAGGCGCATTAAATAGCCGGCAAATCGCAGTTGTGTACGGACGTTGCGAATAGTACGACATATGGATGTTAAAGGAACTATCGTAAAAGATGCCGCCAAAGTTAAGGCCGGTCTGAACGTTGTTGGACACTGGGGAAAACTCAAAACATTTGGTTTCAGTATTGAAAAGATATAGTCCTTGGCGATGCCGGGTAAGACTGCTGCCGCCAAAAAACATCAGGTACTTGCCAATTAAAGCGACGCTGTTCGGCGTAAGGCTGCCAAGTATGTAGCTATAGTTGATTCGGTCATCTGGCATCACTTGGTAAATAGGCGTTACCACATAACCGTTCGTTTGGTAAATTCCGCGGCTGGTGATGACGTAGTATCCCAAATACCCCTCATTGGTTGGGATAATTGCCTTGATGTTCGCGTTAAACCAAATCCACTCGGAAATTGAGCCGTTAGAATACGCATCCCAAAGGAATATCGCGCCCCTTGCGTTTGCGTTTACCCCTACAAGAATGCCCGACTGGCCGGCGCGGAGTGTTGCTACATTGTAGCCGCTAGGTAAAGCCATTCCCTGATTAGTGAAAGAGTCATCCGTGGTATTGAGCAGAGCAATCGCGTTTTGATTAGCAATAACCACCCAGTCCTCATAGATATCCATTTGCCTAAGTCCGGTAGTGCTGAAACCCGAACCGAAGTCCTGCCACTGCTCGGTCGAGCCCATATAGATGGTATAGGAGTAGTTGTTGTTTGAGCCGCTAAAAGGGGTTGTGAGCACCAACAGGGTTGCGCTCGTTACAGAGTCGATTGTGTATATGTTGCCTGATATCACCATCTGCTTACCTACCATCGCGCTGGTAAAGTTCGTATTTGTGCCGTTGACATTAGCGTTGGTGTTTTGGCACCAGACGGTTCCTGCCGTTACAGCCGCGGTTGATCCGTCCCACTTAGATAGGTATCGGTCGCCTGCCACAAGTACCCGCCCTGTTTGGTCTACAATCATGCCGTTGCCGTGGGAAGAGGCTAGGGGAGTATAGGTTTGGCTCCAGTTCAATATGCTGTTAGCGGTATAGACTTTGCCTGCCGTATCAAGTCCGAACACATTGCTGGCATTCGCTCCAAACCAGTTAATGACGCCCAGGTTTGCCAATTGGGCAACCGTAACCTCATCAACCATCACCCAATTGGGCGTTAAACCGAACTGCGTGCGCGCCATACCCTGCGAATAAAAATACTCAGTCGGGGATTGCCCGCTGCCGAAGCCGTCAAAGTTTTGGATTGGTTCTACTTTAATCATTGGAGCTTATGATATTTATCAGTGTAAGAGGTGTTTCGCTTAGAGTATTTGTTGCTGTAGATATTTAACAAACCGTTTAGAAAGACTCTAAGTTTTGCAAACCTGCTGGCTGCGTTCGAAACGCTTGCAAGGAACAGGCGAATGTACGTCATCCTGCGCGCTAATGTTGCCAATCGTGAGGCGGCATTGGACACCGCCGCCGAAACCGTCCTCACAAGCACCCGTCCACGAACGGCGGTAGCCAATCTCGATACGGCATTGGATACAGAGACTGCTGAGAGCCGTTTCATGGTGGCGTTACGGATGGTTGTTGCGTGGCGCCCGGCTGAATTGGACACGCTGGCGGATGGCTTTCGAGCCATTGTAATCCTGCGCGCCAGTGTCGCAAGGCGTGAAGCGGAATTGGAAACCGTCACCGAGACGGCGCGAGCGAAAACATTATTCTTGCTCCAAATCGCGGTGGCTAATCTGCTGGCGGCATTTGAGACCGCTGCCGAAGCAGTCCGAGCGTACAAGCCCAGTTTCGAGACTGTGGCAGACCTTGACGCCGAACGGCTGGTGGAAGCAGAAGCCGGGCGCTTAAAGGTGCCCAGCCTGACTAAGGAAGCTAATCTGGACGCCGCATTGGAGACTGATACCGAAGCAGTCCGAGCAAAGATATTGACTTGGGTCCAAACGACAGTTGCCAGACGGCTTGCGGAGTTTGATACCGTCGCGGCAACTTTCCGTAAAAAGGTAACCTTGCGGGCTAAAGTCGCAAGACGGCTAACTGTATTGGATACCGAAGCGGCTGCACTACGCTTAAACGTGGCCGTCCTTGCTAGGGTAGCCAAGCGTGAAACCGCGTTTGACACGGAAACCGCGGCGGTCTTTGGGAAGATGCGTTTCTTAGCGAGTGACGCTAACCGGCTCACGGCATTTGACACGGAAGCCGACGGTTTTCTGATGAATGTCACTTTGCGAACTGCGGCGGCCAGGCGGCTGACGGCGTTAGACACTGAAGCCGCAACTGCTCTTTTTAAGGTGCCAATTCTGGCTATGGTTGCAAGACGGGACACGGAGTTGGATACGGAAGCTGAAACAGCTCGGGCAAAAGTGGTGCCAGCAACTGGAGCAATTGATACCATCACAACTCCGGTATAATCTGTTGTAACCCCCATTGACATTGAGTAACTGCCAGCAGGACTGATTGACAGAGTTGCACTTTCTCCCAATATTGCCTCCGCACCATAATTGGTAAGTTGGGTTAGGTTAGTGCCAGCAGACAATGTTCCGTTATTGTTATAAGAATACAAAACGGCAGCACAATTATTTGCAACAGTTGTAATTGTGGTAGTGCAAGGATTTGAGTTTGTAAGGACAGAAGCTGTCGCATCGGGTAATCCCGATTGTAAAACTCCGGTATAGCTTACTGAAGCGTAATAAGTTGGAAGTGCCGAAGTATTTGTTATTACTACATTGTGTGTTCCTGTCGCTGGATTAAGCAATCCGTATAGATAAATTTCATCAGTCTGGGTTCCTGTATATAACTTTTTAACCAATTGCGACATTGCAGTACCATTGTAAGTAACTCCAACAATGTTATCTCCATTTCTCACAGTTACCCCTACCAACAATAGCAAATTCGTTCCCGTACAGGTATGGGAAAAGGTAATGGAGGTGCTATTATCAGAAGAAGCTGGTCCGGTATAATCTCTTACTATAGCCATAACTTTACAGTCTTATCCCTGCCTCTTAGAGATAAGAAGCAGAAGAAGCTCTTAAGCTAGATGTTGACGGTCCATGTGACTTGAAGTATGTCGTTCGTAGCCATCACCGCGCTCGTTCCAAAGTTCGCCTCGGCAAACATATTCCCTGTGGAGGCCGCGTCAAACAATGCCGAAGACACCACCGTGGTGCCGGCGCCAGTTAAGGTGAACTGCTTGTAGATGTCGTAGGAGGCCGCGGCGTCAACGACTGTGCCTGGCGACACGTAATTTTGCACCGTCCCGAGTGCGCGGGCAATACCAGCCACAACCGTTTCAGAAGCCAAAGTGGTGTCGCCATACGCTGGAGTAAGGCTGGCCGTGGATAAGGCAATGTAGATTGGCGGCAACGGCGAGGCACAAGAACCTAAAGCCGAGCCGGACATTAACGAAGCCTGCAAGGCCGCGCCTTTGTTTACGCGGGAGTTGTACGAAAACTGAAACAGCGACGGTTTGGCGTAAACCTTGTTGCCGTTCTTGTCGAAGCCTTTGAACTTTATAAGGCTATACCCTACGCGGTCAAAACCCTTAATACCTAAAGTAAAGGCGATGTGCTTGCCAATCTGGGTTTTGAGGAACGATTTGACAAGTCTTATCCAGAAACTTTGTTTCCTCTGGACAGGAATGTTTGTCTTGATATCAGACATTGGTTTAAGAGGTTAATTCTCAAGCCCCGAACTCTGGGTAGAGCCCAGAGTTTAGGAATTATAGGGTGGAATACTGCGGAAAGAAATCGCCGACAGTGTTGACGTAGGCGGCGTTCGGGATAACGGTTGCGTCATCCAAAGGGGTAGAACCGCCAACGAAGTTACCGGTGCCGCTCGGGTTGATGATGACGAAGCCAATCGCCACGTAGCCGTCAGCGACGGACGGGAATACTACACCGCCAAGAGTCGCGGCTTCAGTTCCCATCTGGGTGGCTAGAGTGCCAGCCGCATTCACCGAGAACACGAAGACGTTGAATTTGGCGGCTGTGACGGTGCCGGCCAAAGCGGCGCAATTCGCTGTGGTCTTACTGTAAACCTGACCGTCAATCATAAAGTAGATGGTGTTGGCAAACTTAGCCAAAGCCGAAGTGCCGGCAGAGATTGCCAAAGCGCCGGTGTTTAACAACGCTGTAACGGCTGCCCGTTGCAACTTGTCAAACAAGCCTTTCTCTTCATCTTCCGTGTTCGGGAAGTTGACTGATTTAATACGAGTCATGAAAGTGAGGTTTAATGATAGGGAAAACCCCCGCCCACCAGTGGGCAAGCGGGGGTCTTAGGTTTAGGCGGTGAACTTCACGAATGCAGTCGCGCCGAATTTGCGGCGTTCATCGGCAACTTTCGCGCCGTAAACGAACAAATCCTTATACGCTGATCCGAAGTTTCCAATCAGGTCTTCTTCCATTCCGACGTTCAAAGCTTTGTCGGCAAAGGTTAAGAAGTTCCTCTGGCAAGCCAGAACGTGATAACCGTTAGTATTATCACCGGTCAAGCGGTTTACTTTGAAGACTTTGAAGCCTTCCAGTTCCGTGACCATGCCTTTAACTATGAGGTCTTCATAGGCGGCAGGCACATTCAGCTTGATTTTGGAGTCCTTCAACAGGGCGGTAATACCGGCCGGAGGGAGGAACAAAGCGCGGCCTTCATCGGGCACTTCGTTTTCGTCCAAAGCCTGTTTGAGGCTGGTAACCATATCCAGCAGGTACATGCCCGCGGTGCTGTTATCAATCGTTCTGACGGTAGCGGCCTGGATGGTGTAAGTTGCGCCAGCGCCGATAGCGCCGCCGTCGTATCCGGCTGTGGCATCGTCGGTGTCGTTGACAATGGTGATGGCAGTCGCGCTGGTGTAGGTATCAACCCGGTACCACTTGGTGTGGCCGGTTGCCTTAAAGGGAAGTCCTACCATGGCTGCGGTAAACACGGTGCTGCTGCCTGTCACAACGCCGGTGGTCACATCAACGGTGACGGTGCCGGTTGTGTAGTCGGTGCCGACCCAGTTGCCGGCTGCCGCGTCGGTGTAAAAGCCGAGCAAGAACTTCATAATGTTCTTCCGGCGTTCGTTAGCGGTCTGCTCAAGGATAGTGCCTTTCGGTTCCTTGATGTAGCTCTGCCACTTGTTAAGCGTCTTTTCTCTCCAGTAGAAAGATTTCAACTGGTTTATTACTAACTGGCTGTTGACCTCGGTGAGGTCATCCGGGGAGAGGTTGGCCCCGGTATAGGTCTGTTCCGAGAGACGGGTGAAGTTGAGCATGTTCAGCTTGGAGCCGACAGCGTCAATCTCGCCTTCGTAATCCCGGTTGACCACTTCCTCAATCGGAGCGTATTCGTAGATAGCTTTGACAAGCTTCTGCGAAAATGCTTCCGCTAACTTAGTTCCGTATGCTGATGCCATAAAAGTGGTTGGGAGCTAGGACACAAACAGCCGAGAAGTTTGGTTTTTAAACTTCGGTTTCAATCAGATTGGCACGGACCAGGCGCATATATTCCTTGTAGTTGGTTTCCCTAATTACCTTGGCTTGTTCCAAGGTAATCTTCGCCGGTTTGTTCGGCGTCCTCGTGCCGCCGCTGCCCCTCGGTAGCCCTGGTGAGGGCTGCGCCGGGGAAGGATTGGCCGGAGGGATGGGTGCCGCTGCGGGTTGCGCGCGGCCGGTTCTTACAAGGTAGGCGTCTGCGAGCGTTTGGATGTCAACGCCCTTGTGCTTAGGCTGGAAAACGAACTCCTCGAACTTCTCGTCTTGGCGGAGGCTAGAGTACTCCGGTTTGCGCGTGATGCCTCGCAAGTCAGCCTGCCATTTGCGTTCCGCCTCCTGCTCAATGAGCGTGAGGTTGATGCGCATCTGGCGCTTCTTGTTGCCAAGCGTTTCGCGCATGAGCTTCTGGGTAACGGCATTGTACTGCGCGTACTCAGGATACTCGGCGAGAAGTTCTGGGTCGGTGGGTGTGTCTTCGCTGGTTAATTTTGTAAGGGTGTCTTCCAAACTCTTATTCTTAGAGTTCAGAATGATTGCCTCGCTGGAGCTGTTCCGATACCTTTCATCAAGGCTCGGTACGGCTGGCGCGGCAGGTGCGGGAGCCGCCGGCGCTTCGGGTTGTTGCCCGGTTGGCGCTTCTGGCTCTTCAATTGGCGTTTCCGGCTGTTCCGGCGCGGCCACTGGCGTTACAGGTTCGTTGCCTGTCGGGTCAGCTTGTGGAGTGACCGGTTCCAGTTCTTCCGTCCCTGCGGGAGGGGTTGGGATATTTGGCATAAACTATCCTTTTGAATGCCGTCCCTAAAAAGGGGTTGGGCTTATTAAGGTAAAACTATTCTTCGGCCTCGTCTTCCGTTTTGGCTTTCGCCCTGGACTTCTTTGGCTTCGCCGGTTCATCTTCCGGTATCAGTTCAGGCTCGGCCTCGGCTTGCGGTTCTGTCGTTGGTTCGCCAATACCGAATGCCTCTAATTCGTGCGGCTGCAAATACGAACGCCGTGCTGTGAGGAATGCGCGGTCTGGCTCGGTGATTGAGCCGGGATGCTTCTTGCGAAGTTCTTCCAGCTTTTCCTCAAATGTTTCTGACATATAAATGTCCTTTCGATGGTTAATGCTTAGGTTTGATATTGGTTAAACTCCGCTCCAAAGCTTTCTTGGCTTTCTCGGGGCCGGTAAGGAATGTAAGCAGCAGCATATAGTTGCGGAGGCGGGCGGTTAGGTAAACATCCTTCTTCCTCCTAAAAAGGAAATCCCATATAGTCTTCGGCTCAACGAACGCTACCAGTTCGGCTTCCACGGAGTCTTTCATCTGCTGGACGTAATCACGGACGGAGCCGACTGTCAGCGTGTTGGTGGATAAGGATTGCAGCCATTGATTGTAGGTTTCGCGTTCGGCGGCGTTGAGGTCTTCAAACTTCAATCCTGCTTTGTCTAAAAGGTTGTCAGGCATAAATCAAAATCCTATTTTCTTTTTAAGTCCTTCATCTTGTAGCTTTAACCACTCTTCATCGACCCAAACCTCATAGACGGGCGCGGACTTCTCTTTCCGTAAAGCCTCGGCAACAGTCTTAGCCATTACTTTCTTCCGAATGATAAAACGTTGTTCTTGCATTTTATGCTGCGGTTAATTGTGGTACGGGTGTCGGCTGGGGCTGGCCTGGCTGCGGCTGTCCCGGCTGGCCTGGCGCGTTGAGTGCGGCGGTCTGCTTCTGCTTTTCACCATTTAGCACTTCGCTTTGCTGGTCTGGGGTAAGGCCAAGGAAGTCAAGCATCTTCTCTTGATATATGCGAACCATAGCCGGGTTGCCCTGGAACTGGCTGGCGACGGCCTGGAACTTCTGTAATGTCTTGATGTCGTCGTGCTCCCGCTCGGCGGAAGAAACCACGCGGCAGGTGTAGCCCTCATCACTTTTCCAATCAGCCGGCTTGATTGCCTTTTTAAAATAGTTGCCTTTGAACGATTTTTTGTAGACCTGGACTTCATCCAGTTTGTCCATGTTGGCAATCATCAACTGCGCCCACTTCCAGCCAAACTCCCGCTGGGCAAGCATATAAAATTTGGAGATGGAGGTGATGCGCTCGTTGGCCGCGGAAGTCATAAGCTGCACTTCGCCAAGCGTCTGGTCGCCCTTGTCAGATATTCCCTGCTTAACGGCGGTGGCGGCTGTTGCCGATTGCACCATGTCCTTGATGAACCCGATGTCGTTTAAGGAATCATCAAGCTGGGGGATTTCGATGCTTTGCAAAATGTCTTGTGGTTTGCCGGGCAACGGATAAAATCCCCACGGTTCAGGCGTCCAGCCCTGCGGAGACCAGTTTTCATTGGCCGTGGAGTCAAAGAAGTGCATACCGAAGTTGCGCAAAGTCCGGTTCTCCACAAGCTGGGAAAACCAAACATTGACCACCTGGTTGGGTATGCGGACAATATCAGCCACGCCGTCGCTGTAGAAGTCATTCCGCTCCGGGTCGTCAGCCCACGTCACGAATGGGTAAAAGTCAACGCCTAAGAGTTCCTTTAAGGGCTTGCCAAACAGAACCTCGGAGCCGTTAGAGATTTCACCGCCAGGTGAGCCGCCCAAAGCGCCCACGCTGCGCACAATAACGTGGATGTGGTCTTGGCCGTCGTCTTCGTCGTAAATCTTCACGTAGTGGACTTTCAGCTCAATCATGGTCTGGCCAAGCATCGGCATGTTCATGTCCGGCACGCCCATGTCAATGAGGCGCTGGTTGCGGGCGAGCATCAACTTGGTGACCTCCTCGGCACGAACCAAACCCATATCGGTAGCGGAGTAGAAGATGCGGAGGCGGTCTAAGGCCTGCTTGTCCACCAGCGGGTTGCTCTCCAGTTCGTCAAGGCTCTGGAAAATGCCGCTCTCGATGAGGTAGTGGGCGGTTTCCAGGTCTGTCGGATCAACGTACCTGTCCACCAGCATATCGAAAGGCTCTTTGATTTCGGTTTCAATCTTGCCGTTGCGGATGTTCAGCTTCCGCCATGTGCGGCCGTAAAGATATTCCTGCTTCTTGTCAACGATGTCTTTCAGCTCCAGCTTGTCTTGGATGACGTAATCTTTCCAAACCTCATTGAATAGGATTTCCTTATCCTTGTCATTGCCCAATTCCTCGTACTCAATAGCCGGAAACTCATCCGTGTTGGCAAGGATGGTCTTTAGCGTTTCTTTCATCAACGGGATGTTGACGGCCTGGCGCTGGGTCAGGCGGTTCATGATGACTTTATTGCGGTATAGTTCGTAGTTGTCCGTCCACTCCTGGTGCCGGCGCTCCCTAAACTTAAAAGCGCTGCGCTCATTGTCATCGTATGGAATTGTCGAGTAATCGACGGGTTTCATTGGTTTGGTTTAGATGCCTAATTGCGGGTAAGTTTTAGCGATACCTCCTACCTGAACTGTCATCGGGATAACTTGCCGGCCGGAATAGTTGTAAAGCGCGTATCGTAGCGCGTCCATCAAGTGGTCTTTCTCTTTGACCGGCTCTTCTTTTGGTTTCTCTGCGTCGTAGTGGTAATAATTAAGTTCATCAAGCGTGTTCTTACAGGTGTTAAAAACGAATAGCTGTTTCTTGCGTATCAGTTCCCGTACTTTGTCTATGCCCAGCATTACGTTTTTATCCACGTCCTTGACGTAGAAGCCATGCTTCTTCATCGCGGCTATGCGGTCGGGTTCTGCCGGGTCCGGATAAACCTGCCTATAAGGCGTCTGGCGTTGTAAGGTCTTTAGCTCGTCCTCAAGCTCATCCTGCGTCTTGCCTGATTGGTAATACTCATCCGTGATGTAGAAAACGTTGTCGCTGGAAACCTTGATGACTACGCCTGCCGATGGGTTGTGGAAACCGAAGTCCAGTCCTAGAATTACGTCCCTGATATTCAGCTTGTCAGTGGGCGGGATAATCTGCTCTTGAGGTAGGTCATATACCAGCCCTTCCATCTTGGTGAACTCGCCGCAATAGCGCCTGGCAAACTCTTCTTCGGAAAGGCGCCGCTTCTCGGCTTCGAAATAGTCCTTGGGAAAGTGCGGATTTTCAATGCTCTTCCACGTGAAACAGGAGTAATTAAGGTCTTCCTTACGCTGCCACGGCAGGTAGAAGTCGGTGTAGAGCCAATTCAAGGCGTATGGCGTGGTGGTGATGAGCTGCTGGCCGCCGGTCATAGCGATACGGGAACGGTAGACTGTCCAAGCAAGCCTGCTCATCTGGCCGGCTTCGTCCAGCCACTCCCACCAAGCGGTAATACCCTCGGAGCCAAACGGCTGGTCTGCGCTTCTGACGTACACGTTGCCGCCGGTCGGCAGCTCGATGACGCCTTTGCTCTCCTTGTAGTACTTGTGAAGCGTGGGAAAGTTGGAAAAGAACTTGGAAAGCGTGGACTGCTGGAGGATTTTGTAAGTAGGGGCAGCGATTATGCCGTCTTTGTCCGGGAATTCGTTAATCTTCTTGCCGGCCCACAGGCTGCCCATGAACGTCTTTCCGCTCTGTACGCCTGCGATTGCCGCGCCGAACTGTGTAGAAAACTGAAACGCATCAAACTGTTTACTGAATAGCTCCACCTCGACTTTGTTCATTGCCCTGCTGTTTAACGATTAGCTGGAATGGAAGAATGGCGTTACCCTCGTCGTCCTGGAATGGCTGGGGAGCCTTGCCCATCAGCCGGTCATGCAGTTCCTTGATTGCCGGGATGTCGCCGGTCTTGGCTTTCGTGATTAACGCTTGGATAATCGGCAAGCCTTCTTTGTTAACTTCCTTTGCAAGCAATTCGTTATACGCCTCGGCTATCTTTGCTTTGATGCCGGGCTTCCGTCCTGCTCCTTCACGTTTTCCGCCTCTGGCCATAGTTTGGTTAGATTCAAATATTCAAAAATACTTTAGCCATCCCTCGCCACACCTTTGTCGGTATCCAGCGGGGCGACGGCTTAACTAGCGTGTTCAGTTTCCTGCGCGTTTCCTCCATAATCTCAATCATCTGCTTGTTCTCTTGCCGTCTTGCCAACTGCCTTAACTTTTTAGATTGCCTGCCGTTCATAGAATTATTGATATAGCTGTGGATAACTTTGCCTAATGTAGATAAAGCCCAATGTTTAAGCCCTATTGACGCTATCTGTAGGTTTGATAAACTTAAGTTAGGAATAGGGCGACGCAGTTTGAAACGGTGTTTGTCTCTCTAGCGGGAGATTTTAACAGGAGTAGAGCTGACTAGCCCTAAACCTAACAAAACAACTAATCAACAACTTTATGTCACATCCAATCAACTCAATCATTTTAGAGAACCAGGCGGAGGAACTACAGGCGGATAAAGACTGGAACGAACACCGCGAATTACATCTAGGTCATCCATCTGCTAACTGCCACTACTGCCAACAGGACGCCGACGAAGTAAGGGAAGAAATGGAAATGGAGGCTGTATGAACCATCTACCACTTAAATCTGGGGCTACAAGCTGGCGCCGGCTCACACACTCGTTACCTCACCCTGACCCGATAAACCGTGAGGGACGCTGGATACTTGCTGTGCTGCTTGTTTCGCTAGTAATCGGTCTAATTGCTCGTTAAGGTAAGACAAAACAAAAGGGGACAACGAAAAACGTTTCCCCTTGCGGGCTTCTTTGTAGACGATGGATTTTGCTAGGTCAAATTGCACGGTGAGAGCAATTAAGGTAGGGTAAACATAGCAGATAATTAACAAAGTGTCAAATGTATGAACCACACTCAAAAAACAATCAGCGTCTACGCCCACGACTATCGGGACATGGATATGTCGGAAAGCGTGTTAAGGGATATGCTGGAAGATTTTACGGAGGCGTTAAACTGCGGGCACGTATGTACAAGCGAATGTCGCCGGTCGGGGTGTAATTGTGATTGCGGAGAATACCATTTATAACTAAACGGCTGGCACCAGTAGTGCGAGAAAACAATTAGTGCATTCCCCGAAGTACATACTGAGGCTTGTGAAACGGACATTGCCATATGTAGCCCTGCCCCGGAAGATGAACTGGTCCACCTAAACGAGTTGGTTTCCTCTCAGTGTCCCAACAAACTGGACAGTAGGGAAACTTTTCACGCCAGTATACTCCTTCGACAAATTTGAACTCGCTGCCAAAATCAGCCATTCGCGTCAAGTCACCGATTTGAACTTCCAACTTTACCTTTTCATCCGCGGCATCGGTCAATGCCGTGCGAGCATCGAGCATTAAGTCTTGCAACTCCAGTAACCGGGCGGAGACCTCGCCAGGGTCGAAATCTTGGCGCTTGACGATTTCACGCACGCTCTTGATCAGGTCAAAGCCCGTCTTCACCGCTGAAAGCCCTACAGCAATGGTCATGGCGCTGTTATAGCGCCTTGCGCATCAAAAATCAACAACTTTAAACGGCTGGCGTCCTACCGCCCAAGACAATGAACGGATTTATCTGTGGAGGTGTTATTAGCCAAAGTCAACACGACAAAAATGTAGCAGAGTATGGAGTTTGGGCGGATACGATGTCGTGGGTTATGCCAGACGAACAATTTAGCAATACGAAACTTTAAAAGAAGCTGGCAACAACAAGGAAGCCGAGAAGATATTTAAGAAGTTTGCTATAAGCCAAATCTAGGCTTCCCCCACTCATCTCTGAATGGGCGGCTAACTATCATTTAACGGGTTCACGGCCTACCGCGACCAAAAGCAATTAAGGCGTTAACTAGCTCAACTCGGCTATCTTCTCTTCCAGATACTTAACATACTCGTCGTAGTTAACAAGACGCCGACATTCAATATAGATTCCGCCAAGGGGAAGAACTAAAAAGAAAGGAATAAGGGAGAACAGGATAATAATCTGTATATCCAACATTTCAGGATGTTGGTACAGTCCTAATGCTAGAAGCCCGGAAAGGACAACAACAAAAGCTGTGCTAATGCCCATCCTAGCAACCTCCATAGCCACAAAGAGGGTCAATTCATAACCATTATTATGCCTTCGATTAAGTTCCAGAAGTTTAGCTCGATACCATGCCAAGTTAGATGCCTTCCAAGCGCTGCGGATCTTCTTTGGCGGGACGGTAAAAATAATTGCCAGGAATCGACGTATAGCACTTGAATAGACTGAAATCAGCGCTGCAAGGAGAAACAAGACATACGTCAGAATCATCTCGGGCTTAGTGGCCCACGGTGCAAGCATATTGCCTTTGTACCCCCTCCCCTTGCCGTTTGCAAGGGGAAAATCAGGCCTGAAACCTTTTTGGCGGCTGCGGCGTCTTATCAGACGTGGCGGAACCATCCACCATCTCGATTGTGGCCTTGGGCATGAGTAGTATCACTGCTGCCATCGCTATGACCCGCTTCTTCTCGGAATCTCCGCTCTTCAAACATCCTTTTCACAGTCCAGTCACCATCTCCCAACTATCCCTTTTAAAAAAAACCTAAAAAAGATGTTGCAAAGACTTGACTGGAGTGAGATACTTCGTTATCACTTGCCCGCATTCCTCGTAAGTTATTGAAACATAACCCAAACTCCTTGCGCCCTCAGGTCTGACCTGAGTTCACAAGGAGGATTCAATGGACAAATACGAGTCCATCAGAGCATTGCCGTTTCCAGCGCTTGCCAGCGCCCTCGGAATCGACATGGCGCGGTTCAAGCGCCGTCAAACGGACTGGCAGGGCTACTGCCCCATCCACCAGTCCAAAACCAACAACAACTGCTTCGCCTATCACGACTCCGGCAAATTCCACTGCTTCAGTTGCGGTGCCAAGGGTGCCGGCGCCATCGACCTGACGAAGCTGGTCAAGAACATCGGCTTTCAGGCCGCGGTGGAGCTGCTACAGCCCCTCGTCGGCCAGGCGGTACAAATACCGGCTCCGGCCGCCATCGCTTCGCCTGAAGCCAATGCTGGCGCTCTACGGCCATTAGAAAAGGACACCTGGAAGAAGTTCCAAGTGCCCTGCCCGTGGCTGGAACAGCGCATACCGGACGCCGCCATCCGCGAGAAGTACGGTTGCTTTTGCTACCACAACCCCGCGCGCAAGTCGGCGTACAGCGGGCGGGTGATGTTGCCGGTTAAGGATTCTGCCGGCGCTTTATTCGGTTATTTAGGCCGCTCCATAGTTCCCGAGACAGAGCCGAAGTATCTGTTCCCGAAAAACCTGCCGAAGTCGCGCTTCCTGTTTGGCTCGGCCGAGATTCTGGCCGGTACGTTCGGCCTGGCGCCATTACGCGTCGTTTATCTGGTGGAGTCGCCGTTCTGCGTGATGAAGTTTGCGATGTACGGTCTTCCCGCTCTCGCGCTATTCGGCTGGAGTGTTTCAGAAGAGCAGGCAACACTGCTTGCCACACTTGCTCGCGGCGTGTGCTACCTACCGGACAGGAACAAGTATCAAGAGGCCGCAAACAACGCCAGCATTCTCCTTTCTCGTCTGTGGTGTAAAATGCCAATGCTACCAGAGTCGATTCAAGATCCGGAGTATCTGACGAAGGAGCAGGTGCTTGCGCTTTAGCCCGACACTTCGCGCAAACATAACACCCACCGCTACCAGACCAATCATGCTCACAAAGAGCAGATTCAAGTCCTTCATTGAGCAAGCCTTCCAGCTTTGCTCTAGCCGTCTCGCCTTGCGACGATTCGGCTTTTCTTTTTAACCAGTCAAACATACAGTTAAGAGTTAATTATCAAACGTCTCAGCAATTGCGGCAGAGACAGACTAAAGTAAACTCCAGAGTGCTAGGATACTATACTCGCCTCACAAGAGACACTCCCATGCTACCCGGAAACAAGGCTTAACTTGTGATTCCGATGGAAGCCCATTTAAGGACTCCACGCTACTGGAAAATAGGAAACCGGATACGAGCGGCGCTACTTGCCAATCTTTTAAGTTGCTCGGGTCCATCTCTGCCTACGCTTATTCTACAGGTTATCTACCTATACATAAATCTTAAGAACAGTCAATAGCCTGGTGGGTGTAAAGGTCAGGGTGGGCTTTCCTACAGGACGCCAGCGATAGTTATTGTACAGCATTTGTTTTTGTTTAATGGTCAAAATGGCAACACTTCACGCGGAACTACCGGCGGATTAAGTTTCTCAAGTATCATCGAGTTATCATTATCTAGCAAAATTCTAAATGTAGTACCAACGCTATAGCCATACCTGTTAAGCCACTTACCTTTTAATCTGACCAATGGGACAAAAGACGAACCGTTCCAACAACTGCCAACTTTAACACTCTTAATATCATTATCTAACATAACCACCCCCTCTCACAACAGCCGTAAAACCTGAACTAACTACACTACTGCAAAACTTATCAACACTAAACCGACCAAAAACATACACACACAACACAACACACAAAACAACAAACCAATCAAACAATCTCAATCTCTGCTTTCCTACAAGGAAAGCCCGGTCAAAGGCTATACTCTCTCTCTATAAAAACTAACATTGAAAATAACGTTGCGAGTGCAGCCGAGCAACAGCCCCGATGCAGAGGGGCTGAAACTGTTCCCTGTTTCCAAACTTCGAAAACCTTTCGAAACTATACTATCTACCTTTGACCTTTAGTGAGTATCACAAGCATTTCCGCACTCGATACAAACCCAATAGTTTGTATCATCGTCACCGCCGGCAAAGACCGGCGCACCGCAACAATCGGAATGCTCGTACATATCTCACGAATTTAATAGTCTTGCTTACTTCTGACTATACCTTACCTCTCTTCTTTTGAATCGCACCTGTGACACAATACTATGAGCGGCAACTAGTTGACCGTTTAGCCGTACACAAGTAAGCGGCAAACAGGAGAAACAAAAAAGGGAGGGTTATGCGAGCTGGAAGCGAGCGGGCCGTGGAGCCGGAAGGCGAAACGACCAAAGGCGGCGGAGCGGCAGACAGATGTGGGGGTAGCCGTGTCGCCGGAGGCGTCTTTGAGAGCTGGCCAGCGGCAGCGGCCAGGCGCTGGAAGCAGCCGCCGGAGGCGAGATTCCGTCCTGCCGGCGTGAGCAAGGCCATTTCTTTTCTGGAGCGTAAGCGACTGAGCCGGCAGGTGAAACCGTTAGGAGAAAAGAAATGGCCTTGCTCGGAGAGCAGGCAGGCGGAATAGCAAGCAGACCGCTTTTGCGGGCTGAACCAGCAAAGCCGTAAGGCTAGACAGACGTTACACCGTAAAAGGATATGTTCGAGTGTCTGTGTAGGGTGAGCGTGTGTAGTGCCGTTAGGCAGCTAATCCCACGAATGACACCCGCAATAAAACTCGTCAAACTGCTTCTCAGGGTCATGCTTGAAAAAGGCCAGTTCAATAGTCGACGCACATTCACAAGTACAGACCAGACCGCACTTACTGCATTCAGACCTTCGAGTTTCCTTGCCAAAATAGGCACATCGGGCGGTGCGTCCAATTAGGTTCGGAGCTGCAACTACCTCGCAACAATCGTGAACCATACAACTCGGATGACCCTTTGGTAATCCGTCATGCTCATTGCGATGTGAGCCCGCAGCAGCACACCCACACTTTAAAAATTTCTTTTCCATAAGATATTGTTAATGCTCTCCTTTAAGCATATCAAGCCTATTGGCCAAGGCAAATCAGTTATCCACAGAGGCTCGTAAGAGAAACAGGCTCGTTAGAGCGGTAGTCGTCCCACACTTCCCCCAGCGGGTCTTTCACCACAAAGGAGTGCGGGGCAATCATAAAGTTATGCTTCCGCCCAAGCTGGGCAAACTTCCTGCGGAAAGCCGCGGCACGCTCCCGAATGTCCATACCCGCCCGAACCTGTAGGGTGAAAAGAACATAAAACGGGTGCTGGGGCATACTGTCGGCCAGCCCTGCATAATTCTCTATCGTGGTATCCAGCTCATCGCTCCAAAACTCGCTGCCCCTGTCCACCTCGATAAAGAAGTAAAAAGCCAAACCCTCAAGCTCCATCATATTGTCGGGGCGTACCTTGTGCTGTTTGGCAAAGTCTATCCACTCGTCGTGTTCCCATTTGGTGCGCCACGTTGTGAGCCTGCCGGTCTTGTGGAAAGCGACGTACAAATCCCCGCGGTCAATCTCATGCGCCCAATTCTGATAGGAAAGCTTGTCCTTGGGGAGCATTATCAGGTACTGGAGGTTCGTTAGAACCTTGCCGTTCAGCTTGCACGGGACAAACTGGAGTTCGCCGTACTCCTGCATTCTCTTTACCTGCTGGAGGGCGGAGTCGTAGCCTGGCGGCCGGTCGTAGATTTCACCCGGCCTCGGCTGGCGGGGGAACGACTTTGCCGGCTTTCCGTTCCTTTTTATCCCGTAGAACAGTTTCGCTATCTGGGACACTGTCAAAAACCGATTTTCTCGGAGGGCTTGGAGTATCCTCTCTCGGGCTAGGCTGTACATTCGGCTGTCCAATAGTTCCTTGGGGGTTATCTCTCGGAGCTTGAGGCTGTTGATTAGTTTGACTGCGATTGGGGTGTGGCGCGTGTTGCGCCGGAGTGCGTATGGCAAATCTGTTGTTGATTTCTTCCCTTACCGCCTTGGCTTGGCGGTAGAAGGCGTTAGTATAATGTTTGGCTTTCCAGTCGTTGAGGTCTTTGGCAGACATCTGAACGTCCGGAACGTCGGTTAGCCTCATCGACACTGGAGGCATCTTGTTAATCTTTATGACTGCGTGCTGTTTCTTAAGCTGGGATAAAGCGTAACTGGCTTCCCTGTCGGAAACTTCGCCGCCGTACATCATCCGTATCATTTTGTCGCGGTCTTCTCGGGAGGCGGTGTTGAAAAGGACTTTAATTTTAGTTCCACCGTAAACGGCGCTTGATACGTCCTTATCACTAAACTGGTCAAATCTCTGATGTGAGAGGGTAAGACGGAGCCCTGATTTGCGTTTTTTGTCCAGTATGTAAGATAACTTAGAAGTTGCGTAATCTCCGGCTTCGTCAATGTAAAGGTAATAGACGCCGCGCCATCCGCCGTTTCTGAGCCGACTAATTGCATAGGTAATTTCGTTAATGATAATCGTCCCCAAGAGCCTTTGGTGTTCCTGCCCATATACTCCTTCGGGGTCTAGGTTCACAAGTACCAAATAGCCTTGCGAAACTAAATCTTGAAAGTGTAAACCCTGTTGGGAGCCAAACATCAGCTCCATTGTCGGATCAAGGAAAGGCTGTAACCTGTTTACGGTAGATTGGAAACTTTCATAATTCAAGCGAGTGGCAAAGGCTTCTTCAAGGTGCTGGCGGTGTAGACTGAATGGGTCAAGCTGGGAAACTATCCGTTCGCGCCTTGGCCGGTACAGCGGCGAGTTGGCCATAAAATATCGGGCTTCGGCCAACGTCATTCCTGCGGCGTGGAGGGCGGTCAAAAGTGCGGGAAGATATTTGTTAATTCTGGGAGTCTCAAAACCCTCTTTCTGTCCCCACAGGACACGGATAGCGTCCATCAGATTACCGACTACGGCCGGGGCCGGCGCTTTGGTGTGGATTGGGTTTAGGCAGGGTACGCCGTAAGTACGGAAGTCGTGAGGGTCTATGAGGACAATCTTCTGGTAGCCTTTACGGATAGCGTACTTTAAGACTTTGTAGCAGGTGTCGCCATTATCGGAGGGGTCTATCAGGCAGGCGCCATATCCGCTATCGATATCCTGCCGTAAGAGTAGTTCAAGGAATTTGGATTTGCCTTCGCCTGGGGAACCTAAAACGTGAATGTGGGATTCGCGGTCTTCTTCGGAAATAGGAACTTCACCCTCTGTGCCTATTCCCAAAACCCGTAAAGGATAATTAGATAAAATCTGTTGCTCTAATTTGGATACAGTTTCTTCAATACTTGGCAGCCTCGTCAATTCATCAAGGCTCTGCCCCAGTATCATCTTTTCGTATATATCCATCAAGCTCTCTCTTTACCTTAGCCGCAACCTCAAGCAAGTCAATCTTCATCTTTCCGCCTCGCCGGTCTTTACTCAATCCCATATTCATTCTATCGCGCTCGGCGTCCAGCTCCATCCTCATAATCTGTCGTCTAATTTCAACATCTAACAGCTTAGTCATTCTGTCTGTTTTGTAAAGTTCCATGGCGGCAGCGGGTAGGCCTTCGGCCAGCGCGGTCTGCAATACCATCTGCCTGATTTGCTCTTCCAAAGTGGCCGTTTGAGGCTGAAAGACGCTCCTCGTAGACTGAACGGATAAATTAGTGTTAGCCTCAAGCAACTGCCCTTTTTCAGCAAGACGTTGAAGCTTTAAGCCGATTCGGACTTTACGGAGTTCCAGGTAAAGAGGTAAAGCATAGACTAGTAGTACAAGTGCCCAGAGAGAACAGAAGAACAATAACAATATCCGTCTGGTATTATCCCACCAAGGCGTATAGTGCCACGCAAATGCCAGAACCACTGCGCCAACGCCTAGGAAGAGCAAGGTGTTTCGTAGTTTCTCATCCATAATATAATCTACTGGCGCGTTACTTTCAAAATGTAATGTTCACCTTGAGCCTTGTGCAGGAAGAATACATCACCTTCAAATTCCCAAAACTCGCCGCCTAAATGTTTCGCAATGTCCGTAGGACGGCCAGTAGAAAACTCCACCCCCATGTTCATGGCATAACCAGCAGGCGTCAATGTTTCCACCTTTACCTTGGCTCGGTCTCCGCGCCATACATGAAACGTTGCGCCGTTCAAACACCCGGTTCCGATGTCCAACGTACGGTTAACACCGGCGCTGATATCATCCATGCGGCATCCGCCAGAAAATGGGTCCTTCTCGATACGGGATTCTTCAATCTTTTTAGTTTCGATTACCTGAAGCTGTCCTTGATAGGTGGGTAGGTTTGTCTTGCCAGCGTCATAGTCTGCCCGTGCCTTGGCTCTCTCATCGTTATAGCGATTCTCAACAGCGGACAATCCCTGCTTTTCAACTATCCGTGGAGAATTGGATGGACTTAACCACCACCAAATTATCGGCACTAGCAGCAAAATGGCGCCTGCGAAAAGTTTAGCCATACTGGCCGGCATTGTAGCGCGATTTCAGACCCGAATCCAACGGTTGGGGGTGGAGTAGAGG